GAGCCAATTGGGTGAGGTTGGGGCGGAAGTTTCGCTTGCGACTGGATTTCATGGTCTCTTTCAAAAAGAGACATGGGACTGTGAAGACCTTAGCAAAGTCTTCTCATCCTTTCGCCAGTGCCAGATTCGTTTAACGAATCGTGAACGCCTAGGCGCTTATCTTGTGAAACACCCCCAGGGTTTTCTCAAGATGGTCGACCGGAGACGACTGCTTCAATACTTGCCCTATACTAAGTATAGAGGTTTACGTGCTGCTGCGGAAAAACTCCTTGCATCTACGTGCGATGACATTTCCCGTGTTCAAAGAACTTGGGAATGGATCGACACAGTAGTGCAATTGGCGCTCCCACCTGGCAAGGAAACCACTGAATTTAAAATTCGGTGGTGGATTCTGATTGTGCACGATGTAACATCGTCACATTCTGTGCATTACGCATGCAAGAAGTGGTCTTCTTTCTGCCTCTGGTGCCACCTCCATTATGGAGGTGCCATACAGCCGCTCCCACAATGGGAGACATGGTTTCCGAAGTTACCGGAGGGTACTTGGATGCAGAAGGAACCAGATGAACTAACGCGCGAGGAAAGAGCCTATTATAGGCTCTTAAGTGATAAGCGAGGGCTCCCCTCAGGTGACCATGTCACTTCTGAGGAAGCACTTGCAGATCATGCCCGTACCCTAACAAAGAACCCCGTTTGCCCACTGACTGACGATCAAATCGAAAGTCTGAAATACTTTTCAAGTATTGCGGCAAAAGAAGTTAAAAAGTATGTCGTGGAAAAAGGAACATGGTTCTCCTCTAAGAGTGGACATGTGTCCCTTTCGAACTCATCATGCTTTGAGATGACTCGTTCTTTGGGCGGAAAGCGTAAGTTCGTTCTTCAAGCTTTACAGGGCTGGCTCTTAGAGCAACCGAGTGAGTCCAGACAAATTATCCTACCGACAGGGCAGTCCTTCTTCGAAGAAATAGGAAAGCCTAGGTGGAAAACAGTCCGGCCACCGGATATGGCCCCTGCTGAGAATCCTTTTGATGGCGTCCGTTTCTCTACAGGACTCTTGACGGAAGACTTTGTAGACGGCGAGCAGGAACGAGTTGGTTTCCAACTATTCTGCTGGTCATTCTCATACCTACAAGATCGACATTATATCGATCAAGAAGGACGAGCTACAGGTCGACCTATGCCAATTAGTCGCATTGCAATTCCAGAACCTGGATGCAAAGTGCGAGTCGCAACACGTTCACAAGCGGCGTTCATAATATATGGACAACCGTTTGCTCACGCGTTTAGGGAGCTCTTAGAGCACCACCCAAGCCTCAAAGCCGGACTTAGTTCGGGTTACCAACTTTGGGAATGGCTGAAACCTCAGGGTACAGCACAAATTCCTAAGTATGTAATGGCGGGAGACTTCGACTCAGCCACAGAT